TTGCAAATAGTTTGAACTCGATTGCTGGAGATCTGAGTTCTATCGAAGGAAATGGCATTATAGTTTGTGAAGAGGAGAAGATTTGATTTATGCCATCGAAAAGAAAAGTACGTGACGTGCGCGTTTGAGGAGGCCACCCGTCAGACATCTTGAAGTGGTATAGTTAACCCTCAAACCCTTGGGGCTCTAAGGTTTTTTAACTTTACCATGGTGGTATAGTTAAACGCTTGAAGTGCGGGAATCAGGTTTTAACTCGACCAAGGCGGTATAGTTAAAAACCCTTTGCGGCTCTAAGGTTTGCGGTTAACTCGACCACTTTGCGTCTCTCTGGCCCACGATATTCAATGAGGAGGTGAGAAGTAGTGAACGTGCATAATAAAATTTGCCCTTTGATGTCGGTCTCTACCGGAGACGAGTTCGCGATCTGCCAGGGCAGCCATTGCGCTTGGAGTACATATGCCGGTACCTGCGCTGTTTCGGCGATTGCAAATAGTTTGAACTCGATTGCTGGAGATCTGAGTTCTATCGAAGGAAATGGCATTATAGTTTGTGAAGAGGAGAAGATTTGATTTATGCCATCGAAAAGAAAAGTACGTGACGTGCGCGTTTGGCGACGGATGGGTTTGGAACTGGCCGCGCTGCATGATCTGATTGTACACATCCAAACTGATTCGGATTACACTGACGCCATGGATGTGAAGACATGGGACAAGTTGGATAAGATGATTTATCAGCTTAACATTGTTCGCGGGCTTGCTGAGGATCGAATGGCTAGATACATATCTGACTGGTCTGTCAGAACTTTCTATCCCATTGATCGGGATGGAAGTGACAAGGCAATTGCTGAGTTCCGAGCGAGAATCGCGAAAAAAGCCGCCGCCGATGCTGCGAACATCGACGGCGGCGAGCGGAGCAGAAAAGTTTCCGAAACCAACTGTTCCGCCTCCAGTGTAACAAATGAGAAGGAGGAAAGTCAAGTATGAACGAACTGTATGAATGCGCAACCGGCTACTTCGAACTGGAATTCGATATTCCCCGCCGAGGCCTCCTCGCTGGCGATCAGATCTTCATAGGTACTCACCCGCAGGACCATCCCCGGCTTGCTGTGGTAGCGTGGGATGATAGAGCCCGCCTTTGCGAGCGGGCAAATGGTAGGTTCTGGGATTGTTTCGATTTCAGCGAGGCTCCGGCCGAGGCTACTGTGATCGGTGATGCGTTGTTTGTGTCGCGCACACTTCCCACCCGTAAGGAGGTCACGGCATGAGGTTCGAAGAACTGACTTTCCCGCTCGATCTGGAGAAGTTTATTACTTACCAGGGCGAACGAACCGGCCGGGAGCTGCTGGAATCTGAACGGGAGGCTCTGTCTGCCTGGCTGCCGATCATCAATGGATCCTATCAGGATGGCGTAGACGGAGAAGATAATACTGAGAGCATGGCTGCTATGGCGCAGATCATTGACCGACACCCTGACAATGAAATCATGAGCCGATTTTTGAATGGGTGCCGGGCGTGGATGCTGCACGCCTGGGAACAAGGCTGCATTGATGCCGGGAGATCTATCGAATGAAAATCAAATTCTCCTACTTACCCGAAGAGGAGCAGGAGGCCGCCGCTGATCTGACGGCCCTCCAGCTCCGGCACCCGGGGGCGAAGGTGCGCAGAGGTTCAAAGGATCCTGCGCAGTGCCAGGTATATTTGAGGGTACCGAGCGGTCACGGCCGGCGGCTCGCTCCCTGCGATTTCTGCCGGCACAGCCCGCCATCCAGCTTTGACGGAAAGCCCTGCACGATGTGCCCCGCAGCGTTAAAACCTTGAAATCCAGCGGGTTTTATGCTATACTAGTAACAAAGCAAATAGGCGCAGGATGAGTACCACCCACTCCGGGTAATGTCTGTATAACAGGCGCGGGAAAACGATTTAGAGTCGTTTCCTGCGCCTGTTTTCTTTTCCCCTGGCAGTGGCTTTACTCCTTTCACACTGCCAGGGGAAGGGCCTGAAGAAAAGGAGGATATGATATGAAAGGGATTTACCATGAACGAGACTATTGCAAACAATCGAAACAAAATCAACGCAGCTTGCCAGCTTTGTTTTTATACTCTGGACAAGTATTTTAAGGCCGCGGAGGCGTTCCATGAGGAGCAGCACAAAATCTTAGCATCCCTCTACATCGAAGCGGAGAAGGAACGTATGGTGAACCGGGCGACTGAAGCACTGTGCAACACTGTAAACGGGTATTATGCAGAGATCGAGAGTAACCTGAGTGAAATCCGGGGTGCTGCCAGTGAGATGGAGTGCGTTTTTGACGTTGGCGAAGATCTCCAGAATGCGTTGTCCGTGACCAAGATGCTGGGCGCAGACATGCCCAATGAGACCTGTTTCAAATTGGTAGAACAATTCACTGGCCAACGTCACGCCCTCACTATTCTGAAGGCCGCTTATGAGGCCGCAGGCATCCCCACTGAACACTACTTCGAAGGTTTGATTTTCGATGCTTCCAGTGCGCTTGACAGGCTGAACGGCATGGCTTACCGCATTACGGTGGATCCTGGTGAAAACCTTATGGAAGCAGTCAGCCTCGGAAGCGAGCTGGAGAAGTTTGCGGTATCTCTGGGTGTAGATCTGACCAAGAAATTCCGTGATATCGTTGACACCAGCAGCGCACTTAACCGGCAGCTTCATGCCGTTATGGGCCTCGAAATGGATGATTGATTTCGACAAGGGCGTGCGGGCAATAGTCCGTGCGCCCTTTTTAAAAAATGGCGACTATGGCCGGTTTCAGCCGATTTCGGCCGTCAGAAAGGAGAGGGGCGCATCTGACACCCAATAAAGAAAAAGCCCTTGCAGCTCTTTTGACGCAGCCCACAAGAGCTGCTGCAGCGGCAGCAGCGGGAATCGGAGAAAGAACGTTGCGAACTTATCTTGCTGATCCTGAATTTCAGGAACGGTATAAACAGGCGTTCAGAGGGCTAGTCACAGACGCAACCCGGCAAGCCCAGCGAAGCCTAAGCCCGGCACTCTCTACGCTGCGCGAGATTGTGGAGGACGACGAGCAGGGTGCGACTGTACGCATTCAAGCAGCCCGATCCCTGTTGGAATACGGCCTGAGGCTCACTGAGATCACCGACATCCTCCACGATCTGGAAGCAGCGGAGGGAAGGTAAATGTACTATGACCATCTGAAACGGCGTGTGCAGGCCCTAGCGGCCCGCAAGGAGCAGGAACGTGCAGCTATCGCCATCTTGGACAGTATCGATGTGAGGGAGCATATAGCATCCTGTTACTATGATCTCCATGAAGATATTAAGGCGGGGGCACACACGGTCTACAACCTACCCGGAGGCCGTGGAAGCTGCAAGAGTTCCTTTGTATCGCTGGAGATCGTCAACGGAATTATGGAGGACACCAGCGGCCACAGTAACGCTATTGTGTTCCGGTACATAGCCAATACCATGCGGGAAAGTGTGTATGCTCAAATCGCCTGGGCAATTGACATCCTGGGTGTCAATCACCTGTGGCGTGGCGGCGTTTCCCCGATGCAGTTCACCTATCTGCCCACTGGGGCGCAGATCGTCTTTCGCGGCTTGGACGATGCCGGTAAACTAAAGTCCATCAAACCCAAGTGCGGCACATTCAAGTACATCTGGTTTGAGGAGTTCAGCGAGCTGCCCGGCCCCAACTTCCTGCGTAGCGTACAGCAATCTGTTATGCGCGGCGGCTCTGACTTCCTGGTGTTCCGCACCTTCAACCCGCCGATCAGCAAGAACAACTGGGCGAACGTCTATATTCAGGAGCCAGACAGCAAGGCCACGACCCTGTTGACGGATTACACGATGATACCCCCAGAATGGCTGGGTGAGAGCTTCATGTATGAGGCGGAACGGCTGCGGGAACTGAACCTCATGGCCTACCTCCACGAATACATGGGACAGCCCACCGGGACCGGCGGAGAGGTATTCCCCCACCTGGAGATCAGAGAGATCACCGACGAGGAGATCAGTCAAATGGGCTATTTCTACAATGGCCTAGATTTTGGCTTTGCTGTTGATCCGGCGTGCTTCATGCGTGTGAGCTACGACCGGAAGCATGACGTGGTGTACTTCATCGACGAGATATACAAACGTGGGTGCAGCAACAAGCAGCTCGCGCAGCTTATCAAGGAGAAGAGCTACCACAAAGCGCCACAACCGGAAACTGTAAACGGTTTTTTCGGGCAGTATGTTGAAGATCGTGATCACATCATATGCGATGCTGCGGAGCCTAAGAGCATATCAGATTTGCGAGAAGAGGGGTTGATGGCCCGGAAGTGCCATAAAAAGCCGGGGTGTGTGGAATATCGTGTGAAGTGGCTCCAGCACCGCCGGATCGTCATTGACCCGGCCAGGACGCCAAACGCCTACCGGGAATTTGTAAACTACTCTTACGAGGCGGACAGGGACGGTAATTTCCTCCCCCGCCTGATAGACAAGGACAACCACAGCATTGACGCCGTGGCCTACGCTCTGGATCGTCTGATCTATCGCCGTGGCGTGTCGGCATGATGGAGGAGGTTAATATGGGAAGTCTTGAAATTAAGTGCCACAACTGCGGGGCGGTGTATGAGGTATCGCCCGACTGTATCTATTCTGCAAACACAATGGATCAGAAGCATATCTACCCGTACAGATGCCCTCATTGTATGGCCAGGATGGACAGAAACTTATGGAATAAGCTGGTGAACGCCTTTTGGACAATCGAAGAAGCCAACAAAGATTTGCGCAGCTACAATGTGGAGTATGAACTGCCACTTTTCCAGGCCCAGTACAAGACGCATTATGTCCCACCTGAGAAGATAAGGATTTAAACGAAAGGGAGGACGCGCCCATGGGGAAAGCATCACAGAGAAAGGGCCGAGCGGGTGAGCTGGAGCTTGCCCGCCTCCTTCAGGATCACGGCTACCCAGTGGAACCGGGACAGGCTGTCAGCTATGGGGCCACGCCGGACCTTGTGGGCCTACCAGGCATACATATTGAGTGTAAGCGGGTGGAGCGGCTGAACGTGCCT